GATAGATGAGATCTTGGTTTGACATTCGACATTGAAGACGACCTCGACCGCCATGTTCTGAGCCGAAATGGTCAGACCACGAGCGGAAACGAAGAGTGTCTCGTATGGCATGGAGTCGGAATCGATCTCTCTGTAGTTAAGCCACTCATTACCAACGGGTTTTGAAATCCAATGGATGTTTGATTGGGCTACGGGATAACGTTCGATTGCTTCGTACATGGAGCCGGAATAGTCGATGTCAGCGCCGGCAATGGTTTCAGACAGTGTGATGAAGGTGATAGTACCAGATTGATCGGTTGGTGAGGCGAGAGAATAAATTCTAACACCCATGGAAACAATCCGATACTTATCGACGCCCGCTTCAATAGCTGAATAATCAGTAACAGACGAACCAGCGGATAGTGCTGCCATGGTGGCGACCGAACCTGTGTCAGCTGTGGATGCCAATAGGCACTCCTTCAAAGATGGAATAATCTCGAAGGACATGCGCCCATTAACGTCGCTCGTTCGGTAGAACACCTGCTTCACTTGAATAGGAACAGAACGCGAAGCATCCGAATCGGGTAGTTTCGCGCCTTTCGCGTGTGGAGAGAACGGATTTGATATAGCGGCGGCCGTAGTCAACGATACGTTGTTTGGGCCACCCCCAACTGATCCTTTCCCGTCGCGTGCGGGGGTTCCGTGGTAGTACTGGACTTTCATGTTGCCTGTCATTGTTGTTGTCGGTGCGGAGTATATATATAATGTTAGAGCCTAGCGTATATTTATTGGTGAATATGTGGATAATCCTGCTTATGTATTCTTATGTCGTTGAGTGTAGTTGTAAAATCACCCGGGGTGGGCATTGAGTTGAGATAGTATTGAGTATTTCGAATGTCGTCCTCCAAATAACATTGGACATCTGGACAGATACCAAATGCGTTGAAGAAAGACACTCTACAAACGTTAGTAGGCGGTGTGAACTTGGGTTCCATGCGTTTGGCCAGCATTTGCATCCCCGTCTTGATTTCAAAATCAACGGGACGAGCACCTGTGATCATGCGTTTATAAAATTCGCAAAATATCGGTACGTCGCCGGCTAGAGACGCTCCACACCAACCATTGGCATTGGATAGTTGTTGTAGTTCTTCAACTGATTTCACAGACTTAAGGGTCATTGAGTCTTTAGCAAGGGCGATTTCTGGATCACGTATGAATCTCCAGATTCCATCCTGGATTTCCACCGGTCTTGCTTGACAAAACTCAACATGCTCCATAATATGAGCAATACCCTCGAGTTTCATAGTGAAACCGAGTTGTAGAAAATAGTCAAAATGACTGTTCAATACCGCGGTGAGATCGGATTTCTCGATTATGAGAACTCCATCATCACCATCATTCATGTACTCAAATTTCCTTATGGAAAGATGCCTCATGAACGACCAAGTCATTGCGCACATAGTCAAACAGTTACCTAGGGCTGTGTCCATGTCTCCGGACATCCTACCACCAGTAAGTATGTATCTGATTACATATCCGCAGGCAAGCCTAGCGTAGCAAATGTTGGTCTTTCGCATGGCGTTCAAGCGACGCAACGTTGGTCTATCGACCGCCATTGCCTCGTATACACCATGCTCCCAATCGATCACCTGTGAGTTGCAATGCTGGTCAAACCTCTTAGCATCAAGCAGAACAGCGACAGGATTGTCGAACTTTTTCCACTTGCGAGCCAATTGGTAACCCCTCTCATCAGCATTAAGCCCCTTCATCACGGTGACGCCCCCGAAGACCTCAGCGATACCTCTAAATATACGCTTTTCCATCGGTTTCAAGTGTCTGCCTATTTCAATATTAAATCGCGAAGACCTTGGTTGGATCAATCTACCGCAGGGTTCATCCTTCCTGGTAAGATTGGCTTTCTCATCCTTGAGAAAGGCTGATATCATAGCATCAGATCTTTCCAAAGCCCTAAGTTCTAAAGACATAGCTGCATTCGCGTATAGTCGACGTTTCCTCCCACTGTATGTTTCGACGAATTCCTTCGTGGATAGTGGATGTACTTTGCCAACCGACGTGATTAAGCGATGCCTAAATTCATGTAGGGTTTTCTTCACTGCGCCTAACGCGGGTTGTGGTGGGGGCACTTGCACACCACCTTCACTCACGCTAAACACGCGCTCACCAATAGCGCGGATAGTATTGTCGTAGGAGTTGTTGTGAACCCCCCAGTTCTCGTGCCCGCTGAACGGAGTCATAACGGTAATGACTCGCCCACGAACACGCTTCTGATACCCCTGGTCGCGCTTGACTACTACTGAACCACCACTTTGTTTAGCCAGACATTGTATCTGACTGAGAGTCAGGACTTTCGTCCTAGCGAGTGTGGATAGTTCAAAACCAAGCTTGTACCTGGGGCACCATCATTTACGAGATGCAGTTAAGTGTCCAGGCACCACCTCCACGCTGTTAACAAAGTTATCAGTTTGGAGGTAGGACCAGACACGTCGCTGCTTCAAGGTTGGAACCCGGACTAAAGTTTCAACAAGAGGGATATCACGGTGGCAGTGGGAAATCCTGTGGTTGCGTTCACGCATCAACCGATACGCAAGCTGTCTCACAGCAACGATCTGCGCCTTGGTCTCCGGAATGCCACCCATGCGATTCTGCACCTCAGCAGCGATTTCCTCCACGAACGAATATTCGCAGGTCTTTCGCTGCTGATCAGCAAAATCAGCATCATAGACAACCAGATCCGTGCAACGCGGACCATTCTCATTGGCGACAAGGTTACGTCTTTCCCTATCCTCAACCAATTTCTCCACCACCCGCCGACCATTCTCCGTATGGTCAGCGCGCTCTCTGCGTAGCCGCGCAGGAGCTAGTACGAGTTTTTCAACGAGGCCCTCGTACCCACCTCTTAGGGAATCAGGGATTAATATCCAGGATATCAATCCTTCCCTAGCGCACCTACGAACTAAGTCTGCTAAACCTAGCGTAAGTACGGCCGCTACCACCGTAACGGACTCGGTAAAACCTACCTTGGAGCCATAGTACCCTATGAACGCG